CTTTAAACTCAACTTCAACTAAACAATCCTTTTCATTAATTGAATTTACTAATTGAGGTTTATTAATGCCGCGAAATGACTTTCCAAACAGAGCAAAAGTTAGAGCATCAAGAAATGTGCTTTTGCCGTAACCATTTTTACCAAGTATCAATGTAGTTTTAGATTTTTGAAAATCAATTTCAGTAAATTGATTTCCATATGATAGAAAATTCTTAAACCTTATTTTTTCAAAGTTAATCATATCAAATAAAATCAGTATCTTCTCGGTAGGGTGGAATTACAATATCTTCTGATGAAAAAATTCTATAGTCGTATCCATGAAGTTCACATGCTTTTATAGCAACTTTTGGATCAACTTCCATTACAGACATTTTAGGATAATCATCCTCTTCTAACAACATAGCAAATCGTTCAGCATCGTCTTCTTCTTCAAAAATATAAAGAATATGACTTCCAAATTCATCTACGGCCGCATAAGCACCTTCGTCTTCTTTTCCGTCAACTGTAATTAAGTACATTATACTAACTCTAATGCTTCTTTATATACTTCTTCAAGTATATTAGTTATAGTAGATTTGTCTAACTCACATTCACTTTCATTAACATATCTCTGCAAAATAGAAAATGTATCTTCAGATTCAAATGCCTCAAACTCTTCAGACTCTTGAATTTGGAAGTTTTCAACAATCTTAAGTTCTGCGAGGTTTGCAGTATAAAGTTTATCAATAAACTTTTCAAAGTGTTTTTGATTGGATTTCTTGCGAACAATTACACGAACAATTTTATTTTCATATTCACGAATATCAAAAGTTTGATAGGGAGTATCCTCATAATAAATGTTATAAAACATTCTATAAGGATTATCTACTGAAAAATGCTCTAATGTTTCCGTATCAAAGATTGTAAACCCCCGAGTATCATTTACATCATTCCAATAAATTTCATAAGGATTTCCAAGATAATATACAGTCCCATTGTCGGAACGAGTATGATAATGTCCAGAAAATACTTTTTTAAAGTTACTGAAAATATTTGCATCCATACCGCTGTCCATGATATGTCCACGATAAGGAGAAAATCCATTTAATTCTAAATGACCCATAGCAACCTTACATTTGGTTTTTTGAATCATTCTTAATGACCTTTCACTATTTTCAGAATTAATCCAAGGAAGTAAAAGAATACTTAAATTACCAACTTTAATTTCTGTTGGTTCTGAATAAGTTTTTATATTTTTATATTCAGAAAGAAGCAGTTCTGGAGAATTTACTTTATTAGAGTTTTTAAAATAGCAGTCATGATTACCTGTAATTAGGTGGACATCGTATTGTGAAAGAGGTTCTAACACAACTCTACGAGTCCAATCAAGTCCAGCAAAATCAATGCTCTTACGACTATCAAAAGCATCTCCCATATGAATAACTGTTTTAATCCCATACTGTTCCAGCGTTGGGAAGAACACATTCTTATAGAAGAGTTCAAAATAATCTTGGAATAGTTTTGAAGACTTTCTGGCGCAATAATGGGTATCCGTAATTACACCGACAAGCATACTCAATACCTCATTCTGATATGAACTGATTCTTTGATGCTATTATAATCTGAATAATTGCCCCCGTCAACCCCAGAGTCATCAACGAACACTTCATCAAATCCAGTCTTTTCAAGAATTTTATTTTTGATCTCTAACTGCTTTTTCTCCTTACCGATTCTGCGAATAAAAGCGTAGTGAATAATTTGAGTAAAGTATGCAAATGGATTGGTTGATTTTTCTGGATCAAAATTATGAAGATATTGAATACAATTCTCAATGCCATCAGAAATCATATCATCCTTAAACATATAATTCACAAAATTTGGTTTAAAGGATAAATGAGTTGCAATTTTAAGAATACATTCTCCAATGTAATTTGGTATTGGAGGTCTATTTGGACTAGACCAATTTTTTAACTGCTCATCCGTGATGTTAGGAATTTCTCTTTCTGCTGCTTCTCTTAGTTGTTTCCTATACTCAATGAGAGCATTCAAAAATTCTTTATTGTTTACATAGTGAACAGATCTTTTTCTTTTGTTCATTACTGCGGTTGTGATCATACATTTATCAATTTAATATTTAGATATTATAACATTATAATTTCAAATAAACAAGACTTGACATAACCCCCAGAATACCATTATAATAGGTTTGTTCCGTTTGAAGATGGGATTGAAGCTTTAATACTTTAGAGTATCTCTAGGAGTTTTTGTATATCTTCTCTAGTATCTTTTTGGCTTCCTTAACGCTGGAAATATATCCCATCTTTCTTGTAGCATTATTTTTACGAGTAGTAACATTGTTGATCTTATTAACATAAGACTGATGCATCATAATAATCTCTTCATCATGAGTCTCAGTCATTGTAATAATGTCTTCCATTTTAATTATAAACATATCTTCAGTAGTTGTTTTCATCCAAGGTTCTATTTTATATCCTTGAACTCCATTTCTACTTTTACAAGGTTCTATAACTATTGGATTTGTTAAAATTATATTAATGCCATCTTTTTCATTGCAAGGAATAACTCTTGAGAAGATTTCTTCCCCTGTCTTTAATTTTATTGATGCATAAAAGTCTTCTTCCATTGTTATTTTAAGTTAATTGGTATAATTTCATAATTAAAGTCTTCTTCTGTATATATTTTAACTCTTTCTATGAAATGATTTAAAGTGTAATTTTTTCTTGAGTTGTAAGTTGTATCATCAGCAATGTCGTATAAAGTTGCTTTATCTTTATTGCTACCTTTTCTTAAGACTCTTCCTATTGATTGTAAATTACGAATTCTAGACTTACTTGGAGATGCAAAAATTACATTGTGTAAGTTTTTGATTGAAATGCCGGTACTAAAAACTCCGTAAGAAGCAACAATAATGGCATTATTTTCTCTTTCAGTGATTTCTCTTACCTGTTCTCTTTCTTGCACATCAACGCCACCATGAACAAAAAATATCTTACGATTTTTATTACCCTCACTATTTATGAGTTCGTATAATGGCAATCCATGTGTCTCCACTCTAGAAAAAAGTATTAGTGTATTACCTTTTAGATCAAGTGCTAAGTTTTTAATTAAACGATTTCTTTTTTCATGATTGATAATAAACTGTATTTCATCTTCATATTTGTCAAACTTTTGAGGATTATGTTTTAGTACTAAACAGTGAATATCTAATTTTGACGCTCTTCCTTTATCAATTAACTCTTTAGTACCTACTGCCTTATATGAAGGCCCAAACAGTCCAGAAATGACCCACTCATGAGTTTGAGAGTCCTTTCCACCATTTGATAGAGTACCAGTAAATCCAAAGCGATATTTTGCATTATGAGATTTTTTCATAATATCAATCAATGACTTTGATTTACATCCATGACATTCATCAACAATTACACAGTCATAATCTTCAAAAAAAGATTTATCTAACTTATGAATACTTTGCCAAGTGGATAATGTAACAGGAGCATCAGTTTTCTTTTCTTGCCCAGAATAAATCATGTGACAATATTTTTCGGCATCCCACCCATAGTCACACCAATCCTTAAACATCTGATGAATCAAACCTGTTGTGGGAAATACAACTAAACACTTCATCTTCTTACTTACATAATACCTTATAAGGGCATAAATCATGTAAGATTTTCCAGATGAAGTTGCAGATATAACAGTTTTTCTATTATATTTCAGGCATTCATAAACAGTATTAATTTGGTACTCATAAGGATCAAGATTATTGCAGATATATTTCATATATCCTTCTACACCCTCTTGAGTTATCTCTTCATTGACTTCAAAAGGCAATCCATAATACTTATTGTCACGGAATTCGTATGTGTATCCGTGATTTTTTATTTTTGCGATAACTCTATCCAAAAGTCCAGCATACACTTCACCAGTTGCTGTACTTAGCAATCTTATTTCTCCATCCCATCTTTTACCCCTGTACTGAGGCATAAACTTTGCAGACTCTACAGTAAAAGTAAAGTAAGGAGCGAGATCGTATAAAATATGAGGTTCACATTCTAGTTTAATGTAAACCTCATTCTTTTTGGATATAATTATGTCACTCATAGAATAATGTCGTTTCTATGAGTATTTATTACCTATCCTAAACCGCTTGCAAATCTTTGATAATCAATTGCATTTTTTATTTGATAAGTTCGGTTATGAATCATTTTTAAAATATCTTGAACATAACTGAGCATTACATCATAATATTCAACTTTTAGAGTTGCCTGTGAAAGACTTTCATCAGCATCCATATATTTTTGTAAAGCATCCTTATCTCTTATTTTTTTAGGAAAAGGATTTTCCACATAGACATCAGGATCTGCTTTTCCAGTATAGTATTCATACTTTTGATGTCTTATATTTCTTTTTTGCTGTTCTGCTTTCTTTTTTAAAAGTAGAATATTATTATAAATTTCAAAATATTTTGCATGTAATGAGGGAACATTTAAAGATTCGGTATGAAGATTGTCTATGTCAATTACTGAATCTTTTTCCCACATTGATTGAATTTTTTCAAGGTCTATCATAAGAATTTAATTAATTAGTTCTAGGGATTACTGGATACAGGTCTCTTCCTGTTCTATCAACTATATTATACATCATATACTTAAAAGATACTTCCGCAGTGAAATACTCTTCATCTTGATTGGTAGCATCAAATTGTAAAGTACTTAATTGATATGGAAACATTCTTCTAAATTTCACATTAAAGTTATAATTTTTATTACTGTTTAAAACTAATAAAGTTCCATCAGAATATAGATTCATTTCAGATTTATATGGTTGCTCAAAAGCTTCATTAGTATTTTGCCAATCATAAATTTGTTGTAAAGATTCTGGAAATCCTAATCCTCTCATCCAATTTTGAATTTCCATATAATTTTCTAAATTCTCATCAACCAAAAATCTTAAAGTGAAATCCTCAAATTCCATTTTATCACCTGGAATGGGAATGTCAGTTGTATAATTTGGTTGCATTGCAACACCTAAGGTAATTGCAGGAATATTTGCTGTATTGGAAAAGAATGCAACCTTAGGTGCTCTATTGAGTGTAAATTTAAACCCTACAGAAGACAAAAAGTTTCTATTTTCTATTTGTCCTTTAAATCCAGTTGCCATATGTTTTTTAAGTATTTATCTTTTCCCAACGACACTTTGAATTATTAATTTTTATAGATCTACTAATGCTACTTTCCAATACTCCAGTATCTTCTTTTGCTTCTTTCATAGAATTATAAATTTTACCAGTTGTGCGATCTTTAACGGATACAATTCTAGATTTTCTAGTCGCCTCCTTTACATGTTCTGGACACTTTCTTCCGAGTGTTCCACCATCTCCACCTAAGGTTGCATTATAATGTGGATTTAATTCTTTTATCCAAAAAATTTCTCTTTCTCCTCTTTTCTCTTTATCACATTCTTCTAATATTTCCCAAATAAATCCATTTCTGCCATATTTTCTTAATGCATTTGGAAATGGTAAATTAGAATTAGAATTATTTGCATAATGTATGTGACATGCAATTCTTTTATTTAATTTATTGTATGATGTTTGCCCAATATAAAATTTTCCATTTTGTTTATTGGTTGCTTTATAAATAAATGCCATATTAAATAGGTTTTTAACATTAATATATATAAAAAAAGAGACCCTTTTGGGGTCTCTTGTAATTTAATGTCGTTAAGATTCACATTAAATTTTTGACTTGTACTCTTCTGTAGTACACGTTGCTGGAAGACTTGATTCTTCCAAGACCCTGATCTCCACCTTCCGCGAATGGGTTAGCAACAAGACCATAACGGGTCTTAAAGCCAATCTTGGGCTGGAAGGAGTTCTCACCAACGGCACGTACCATTTGTAAGGGGACGTAAGGGCAGTAAAATAGTCCAGCATCATAAGGGGAAGAACCCTTATAACCAACAACATAGTACTGGTTGCTGCTTACGTTTGCTGCATATGGGTCAATGTATACACGGAACTTACCGAGAAGTACACCAGCGAAGGTGTTACCAGTGTCATCTACATTGAGGTTCGCATTTAGAGCAGGGGTGTAATCAAGTACACCAGCCATGCTTAGAGCAGAAGCAACATCAGCAGAGCACATGATAACATTACCCTTCCCTCTACGAGTTTGCTGAGCAATAGCGTTAGCATCGCGCTCAATCTGGAAGAGTAGACCCTTGAACTTCTCAACTGACCAACGACCGTTGGAGTCAACATCAAGGTCAAATGCACCAGCAGTAGCAACATTTGCTTGAGCACCAGGCTTAGCAACTTTGTAGATGGTACGGATAACCTCACGGTTGATTTCAGCAAGAATCTCGCTAGAAAGAATATTAGCGAGTTCTGCTTCGGCGTTTAGTCCGTGAATTGCCTTTAGATCCTGAGCAAGCTCAAGGCTGTACTCGGCTTTCAGTGCTCTTGACTTTGCTTCAACAAGAACTTTCTCAATTGAGAAGTTCATTTCGTTGAACTGAGGACCACCAGACTGACCAAGTGCTTCAGAGTCAGTGGTATCCATACCCTGACCAGTGGTGTATGCTAGTTGACCATCTGGATTAAGTAGACCAGGATTGCTACCAACTTGGGTAGTACCGAAACCTACTGAAGCACCGTCATCTACTGCACCAGTGTAATCACCTTGAGTAGTAGTGGTATTGCTATTTGTAGCAGAGAAATGTGTATCTACTTCATCGTAGAAGGTCTCTCTACCTGCAGTGCGATCAGTGCCGTAGCGTGAGCGCATTGCGAAGATAAGTCCAGTAGGACCATTCATTGGTTGAACACCAGCAAGGTCATAAGCGACCAAGTTAGGCATTGAACGACGAATGAGTGAAATTAGAACGGGATCAAAACCTGCAACTGGGCCACCAGCATCAGCACCACCACTGAATCCTGCAGCACCACTTGAAGTTGCAGTATTCATTGTTGGGGCTTCGGTTAAGAAACCACCTTCTGAGAAAGCACTTTGCTCTCTTAAAAATCTTTCTTGGTTTTCAAGCAGGACTGCGGTTACTGCTCTTCTGTGTGAATCTTTGATAGGATCTAGACCATCAAAGTCAAGAAGGGGTGCCCACTTTTCCTGCAATCTTTCTGATTGAAACATTGCTTTTACCTCTTAATAGGGATGAAATTGTTTTGTTTGATTTAATATTAAATTCAGCGATTTGCAACTGCTGAAAGAGTCTTAAGATAAGCATTCATTGTATCTGAATGATATTCAGGTGCAATGTCTACTCCTTCAGAAAGGGTTTCAGTTGTTGCTGATGGAGAAACTACTCTTGAAGGGAAATATGATTCCTTCAAAGTCTCCAGTTTTTCACGATATTCTATTTCACTTTCAAACTCAACACTTTCAGCAAGTGAAGCGAGCTTTTCCTTCTGTGTGGTCGCAAGACCCTCAGAAATTTCATCAAAGATTCTATCAGCAACCGACTCAGAGAGTCGCTTGTTGAGTTGAATATTTCTCTCAATTTGCTCGTTGAGTTTAGTCTCCATATCATCAAGTTTTTCTACCATGCTCTCAAGTACATCATATTTCTCTTCAGGGATTTCTACATAATGTTCTTCAAAAAGTTGCTTGAGTCCACCAAGGAATGACTCAGTGAGTTCTTCCTTAAGACCAGTTTCAATTGCAAGAGCGTTTTCATTTACCCACTCTTCTGCAACATACTCTAGATAAGCATCAACACGCTCTTCTAGTTCTTCTGCAATTGCTTGAACTTCTTCTACAAGTCTTTCTTCGTATTGAACTTCAAGTGATTCACGAATTTCGTTAACTTTTGAACGAAGAGCAGATTCAAAAATGATTCTTGCCTTTTCTTGGAATTCTTCTGAAAGTTCCTCACCCTCAAGAAGAGCATTGACATCTTCTTCAATGTCAAACTCTTCTTTCTTCATCTTTTTCCCTTGATTTTCGTCATCATCTTCACCTTCTTCATCCCCTTCTTCGTTTTCTTCTTCGTTTTCTTCTTCGGAAATTATTTCATCATCTTCTTCAAGATTTTCTTCTTCAATAAATTCTTCATCATCAAGTTCTTCTTCTTCTTTTACAGCATCAGTCTTCTTAAGACCTTTCATAGGATCAGCACCCTTTGCACCTTTATTGACTACATCCTTTACTTGCTTAAGGGGTGATCCAGCATCTTTGAGTTCTGCTGAACTATCGTCTGGTCTATAGTTATCTGGAGTAGGACCACCTAGATCCTCCCAGTTACCAGTTTGACCATCAGGAATTCCTGTAGTAAGCTTCTTCATAGGATCCCCTGCTTTAGCGTTAGCATTTACAGCAGTTCTGGATTGCTTAGTGCCTACTTCCATTTCCTGTAAGTTTTTACCACGAGACATTTGAAACTCTCCGTTTAACCTTTGTTAATTAACTATATTTATTTATAATTTAATAATTTACAATGAATTTAGAAATTCATTAAAGAGACTTAATTTGTGCTCTTCTAGTTGTCTAGAATCAACTAAAGTGTTGATTCTTTTTTGAATTCTTTGAACTTTTTGCTCAAGAACTCCATTATTCCAAACCCACTCAACACCTTCCATGATGCCTTGAACAAAAGCATCAGGTGCAGAAGGATCTGCAACAATATCGGCAGCAGTTGCGAGCATGAAATCCTCACCAACTTCTTTGTAGCCTTTATTGTTTTCTCTTAATGAACCAATTCCGCGAGAAGAGACGCCAAGGCATACACCATCTTTGAGAAGTGATTCTGCAATTTTTCCCATGGGAGTGGAAAGAATTTGTGCCTTTCCAATCCAATTGTTGCCCTTTTGTTCAAGAGCGACAATTTTATGAGATACTCTATCAAGGTTCACTGTTGGGCCATCTGGATGTCCCAATTCACCAAGAGCACGACCTCTTTGTACATAATTTTCATTATATCTTTTTACTTCCCTTTCCATAATTGAAAAAGGATACATTCTTCCATTACGATTTACACATTCACTTTGAAGAAAAACACCTTTGATGTAGAATTTTTTGTCGTTTCCAGTTCCTTCAGTAAGAACCTCAACCTTTTCTATTTCTTCGGTTATAAGTTTCATTTTTATTGAGTTTTAGTTCGTTATTTATATTTATTATTATTGGTAAATTGGGTCATTATTTTCATCGTGACGCTGATAAGTTCCAATACCAATTATATTGTTATTTTCATCACGACGCTGATAAGTTCCAACACCTATTGGATTATTATTTTCATCATGACGAATATAATCCACATTCCAATCTTCATAAGATACAGCAGACCAACCCTCATTTTGTCCAAATTGAGTAACTGTAGTAAATCCAGGTTGTGGAGATACTGGTTGATTATTTTCGTCGCGTCTTATATACATCTTTTATTTTATTCTTCTTCTGAAGGTGAGTTGTCAAATAAGGATGCTGCAACAGAAGGTCTTAGAGCATCAATTTTTTCTGCTGACTTTGTAAACAAAATATCTTTAATTTTGTCGCTGATTTGTGATGGTGACTCATCTGCCACAATCATATCCATAAGTTCGTCCATAGTATTTAAAATTAACTATAATTTATTTAGATTCCTTTTTCTGTAGGAGGTTCAACACCTTTTTCATTTACACCAGGGTCTACTGGAACCTGACCAGACGCTCCATTTATAGTATCCATAGGCATTCCAGTTTCTGGATCTATTGGAGCATTTGGATCAGGTATCACTCCACTTTCAATTTCTTTCTTAATTAGAATATCTTGCTCAACAATTTCTTCATCAGTTTGACGAAGAATCTTTCTTCTTACATAGTCTTGAGAGTAATATTTACCGATATAAGGTTCTGCAGTTGCAGCCATATTTAATCTTTCAGTCATCAACTCTGCTTCTTTTAATTCGGAGAAATGATTATCGTACAAGAAGTCATACTGTATATGCTCTCTCATCAATTTCCAATCTTCTGGAGTAATAATATTTTTAAGAATTAATTGAGTTCTCAACATGTCATTGAACATGTTAGAAAATCTTTTCCTTAATCTTCCTACGAATTTTGTAAATTTTAATTCGTCTCTTAGAATTTCAGATGAACGACCTAAGTTAAATCCACCTTCTCCACCAATTCTTGTTGGAGGTACATTTAGTGAGCGATAAAGTTTTTCTTGGAAATACTTAATATCAGTAATTTCTCCAAGATTTTGTCCTCCAGGAAGAGTTGAAATTTCAGTTCCTCTACCACCTTCACGACGAGGCAACCAGAAATCTTCAAGCATACTCATAAACTTCTTATCGTCACGAAGTTCTCCAGTGCTTGCATCATAAACTAGTTTATTACGATAGCGCATCATAACATCACGAAGATATTGTTCTGCCTTTACTTTTGGAAGATTGCCTACATCAATATAGAAAATTCTTCTTTCTGGTGCTCTGGACAAGCGATAAATTACAAGAGAATCCTCAATCATTCTAAGTTGATTGAGTGACTTGATTGCCTTATGTAAATAAGAAAGACAAGTTCCTTTATTTCTATCTACTAATCCAGAAGTACAGTATGTAATTGAATCTCTTGCAATTCTCATTCCTCCATTTTGTGTTGGAGAAGTAGTTCCTGGTTGCTGCCCTCCAAGTGCTCCTACAGGATAGGATGCTTTTGGATTGTATACAAAGTATTCCTCAATTTCTGGGAAATCATAATCCATAGGATTGTCAGTTGCTTTAATATAATTTGATCTATCATTTTTTGTTTTTTTCTGTTGACGCACATATCTCATCTTCATTGCGTCAATATAACGAAGTTCTTGAATACCTTCTTGTGGTTTTTTGATATCTATTACCTTATGATAATATAATCTTCCATCAATGTACCAGTTTCTATAAATTTCGTGCGATTTTTTGTCAAAATCTAATAACTCTAAAATATATTTAAATTCTTCTCTAATTTTTTCTTTTATACCATCACTGGCATTTAAATTTGATAACTCAATTTTTATCGGAGAGTCATTAGTATCCGATACAATTGCTTCATTTACAATATCTTCAATAGCACTATCAACTTCTGGATGAAGTGCCATCTCCCGATATCTTTTAATCATATCAAATTCGGTTCTATAGACACCTTCAATGTCTACATAAGAACCGAAAAATCCGCTAGTTAAATAATGATCAACCCCGTCCTCATTATTCTGAGGAACGGGGGATACCACATTCGGGGATTGATTTTGATTATCATCAATTGAAAATCCAAATAGTCTTGCCATTATTAAAGATTGATTGTACTTTATCTATTTAGCATTAAGTGCCAGCATTGCCAGCACCACCGCCACCAGTTCTTTCCCAATATTGAACTTGGAATTCTACAGTAAACTCCTCAATTGTGTCTGAGGTATCATATGAAAGATCAATTTGAGAAATATTAGTTGGAAAAACATCATAAAATTTGTATACAGCTGAGGGAGTCAAACCACCTCCACTAACGCCTCCAGCTGATGCAAGTCTTTGAAGTTGTCTTACTTCAGCCTCTGCCATATAATCATTAGGATTATTTGCACCACTAGAATCTGAATATTGTCCAATAAGTTGCATCCATTTTTCCATTGCATTTCTAATTTTAAAATCAATATCATTAATTACAGTGATAGTCCAAGTATCAAATGTTCTATCACCAGCAACTTTAAATATGCGCCCTCTAAATGGAACATCTATTGGTGCAATATTAGATGCAGGAAGAGCAGCTGCTTTACATAACATTGAAAATTCATTACCATCAAATGCTGCGCCACCTTTTGGAGTCATAGTGACCTCAAATAAATTAGGTCTAGCACCTCCCCCTTTAAGTGTTGATTTGAACTGTGATAGTGTGTATGGCATTTTAGAATTCCTCCGTTTTAATTAGTTATAAAAATCAGACTGTTCCAGCAACTTCTTCAAAGGAAACCCCAGTTCTAGTTGCTACGAATGTGAGAGTTACATAGTTAATGGATTTAGTTGGTTTTAGGAAAATATCCGCTCTAAATTCATTATTGTCAATAACATCTGGAGTGTTGTTAGTTTCATCACATCTTACGAAGAAACCATACAATCCTCTCTTTGCTTCAACATCACGGAGATATGGTTCAACAATGTTTATGAAGTTCAATCTTGTAATTTCATCGTTCAATTCAAAGAGTTGTGCCTGAGCAGTTCTTTCAAGCGCCTGTTCTACAGTTAGGAAGAGGCGACGAACATTAATTCTATCAAATGCGGAAGGATATCCAAGTGCAGTTTTATCTCCGAAGAGAAGTATTCCGATTCCAGGTTGATTTATAATGGAATTTACTCTTTGAGTATAAAGTTGATCTCTTTGGAATTTATTTGGACTGTATGCTAACTTAATAGCGTTATTTAAAATTCCTCTTTGCTGACCAGCAGGAGAGAACCAAGGATATGCAAAAATACTGGTACGAACCATCAATCCAGCAACATCAGCATTGCATGGGATATAACGGAATTTATTATTAAAGCGATCATAAGTGTACTTATATCCGGTATCAAATACCGCATAAGATGAAGAAGGTAAAGGTGAGAAGAACTCTATGATATTGTCAGTAATTTGATCTGTAGTTAGATATTGTCTCAGTCCTGTGTCTTGATTTGCTTCAGAAACTACATCAAGTCTGTGTGGGGAAATAACCGCGACACAATCCTTTCTTTGACCAGCAACTGAGATCAAATGAGCAGCTTTGGCTTGAGATTCAAACTTGTTTCCAAGACCAGGGCCCATGATTAAGTAATCAATTGCAATTTCATCTCTATTAGAGAATAGATCATATGAATTTAGAAGATCACCTAATTGTGCGGTCATTGTACCTGTTTCTCCAGGTAAAGCATCAATATCACCGTAGTCTCTACCACCACCTAAGACATATACAGCATTTCCGATTGCGCTGAATACCTTATCTTGGGCAATTTCATTCCACAATCCTTCTGCAACAGTATATGGAGTAAATCCTTCGGAGAATCCGGTTTGGAATACTTCCTCATTATTTTGATTATCAGATGGATTATCTCCAGCATAAATGTAACTTGAATAAAGAGCAAGGAATTCTTTATACCAAATTCTTTGCTGTGGATTTACTGTAGAAAGTGTATCAGTTGCCTTAGAAAGATTAGTGAATTTTTCTAGAAGGTTTCCTTGAATTCCAGTAACACTTCCAGTGTCATCTACCACAACAATATGCATTGCATCATTTTTTCCATTGCGATCTAATACATACTCGTTTGTATTAGGTCTTGGCGCAATAGATCTCCAAAGAATGTCTGCATTTACTAGATCTAGATATTGGTTATCGTACCAATCTTTTACGAAAGATCCTCCAACAGGAAGAGTTCTTGAAGTTACAATTCCAGTTTCACTTACTATATTTACAGTAGTTGAAGATGTAGAACTAGATGCTCTAATTGATGATGCACGATCTCTTGGTCTATAGGTAATGAAAGTATCTGCATCAGTTCCAATAGCAACTCTAGATACAATTTTTACATCAATAGCATCATCTTGAACACCAGTAATAATTCCTTTTAGGTATCCAGTAAATGTTGAATTAATTCCAGTTGGTAAAGTGTATGTTACATTGTTTAGGGATACTGTTACTCCCATACCAACTTCACATTGAGCAGCAGCTGTTGACCCTATGGTTACAATCTGATCTGCTTTATTATCAATAATACAAACCTTAAGATTATTTGACCAAGATCCTGGAGTTTTTGCTGAGAACATATATCCAGCAATATCATCGGCATAATTTAATGAATAATCATCAAAGTTTTTAATTTTAAGATCTGGTTCTGCAACT